GCTGATAATTGAGGGAGTTGTCGCCGCAACGTCGCCTGTTTCTTGCGGATAGGGCTTGCTGGTCAGATACGCCTCGGGCGGCGAGGCGATCACCACAAACTCATACTGCGGAATCGCGCCGGCCAGGTCGGTCAGGTCATCGTTTTCGACAACGATATAGGCCAGGCCACGGAACGGGGCGACGTTGCCGGCGCCCTCGACGGCGGTGATGGTTGAATCCGGCATCTGGGTTTCGGTGCCGTAATACAGCTTGGCCTTCTGCAGCCACTTGGCGCTGTATTTCTTGTCCTCGATCGTGGCGTCCGGGTCGCTGCTGTAGACCAGCTTTCCGTTCCGCTTGATATGCAGGAACCCGTAGATCGGACCCTCGCACACGCCGATGGCGTAGCTGCGGGTGTAGCTGTAGGTGGTGGTCTTGGTGCCGCCGCCCTTCCCTCGCGAGCGCTTGGCAATTTCCTTCAGCGTCGGGTCGCGCCAGATGATGTTGCCGGCGGTCGGAAATCGCCCATATCCGAAAGGCAGCGGCACGCCAACGTTGCTGGTTTGAGATGCTGCGTCGCTGAGTCGAGGACCCTTGATCTGTACAGGGTCAACATAGCCGCCGATGGCGGAGCCGATCATGAAGCCGATCTGCGTCCCGACACCAGGGATGAAGCTGCCAGCGACAGCACCGATTACGCCGCCGATTTGTGCGCCGCTCATCGGTACACCTGCCGGACGCGGGCGAGCCAGAAATCATCGAGCGGGTGTTCGGTGACGCAGCCCAAGATGCTGTCTGTATGGATCAGCGACAGGCCGCCGTGGATGTAATCGCCGACGATGCCGCAGTGCCGGATCACGCCCTTCTCGCCGTAGCTCATGGCCACGGCATCGCCGACCCTGGGACCATCGGTCACCGGCGGGCCGAAGTGGCGCTCCAGCTGCCGCTCCAGCTGCCCGGCATGCGGGTGGCGTGGGTAGTCGGCCAGATCGTGCTGGCTGCCGTAGGCGATCAGCAGCAGGCCGGCGCAGTCGATGCCGACCGCCGGGTCTCGCCCCTGGTGAATCCAGCGCACGCCCAGCAGGCTGCGGGCAATCTCGACCTGCTTCATGCGCTGTCCACCGATTTCACGTATGCGCCTGGCACGGCCAGCGCGGCATCGGCCACCGGCGTCAGGTGCTCGCCGCGGAAGTTCAGGACGTTGCCCTTGGCCTTGCAGGTCGTGAACTGCTTGTCGCAGTCCTGCCGGACGCGGAATGTATCGCCGGCCTCGATCGGGTATGGCATCGGCAAGGCCAGCCGCAGCGCGCGGTCGGCGCCGGAAACCGTGAAATCATCCACCTCCATCTGCGCGCCGGCATTGCTTCCAGTGAGCCACTCCAGCACGCCACCCGAAAACCAGCCATCGGCCTGCGACATCGCACAGAAGAACGACCGGGTGGTGTCGCTGGCTTGCCCTGACACGGCGCCAGCCGACCACACGAACGGCATGCCACAGCGTTCATCGCCATAGCGGGCGCGGCACGTGAGCGAGTAGACCTGCCCGATCGGCTGCTTGGCCTGCTGGGTGAGGCTGCGCCATTCGGTGCTCCAGCTGGACTCGGTGAAGCGGGTCTCGCCGCAGGTGCCGAACGCGACGATTTCATGGCCCTGCTGCAGGTCCAGATAGTTCACCCGGTAGATGGTCACCTCGGCGTAGTCGAAGATGCCGGCCAGGATTTGCTTTTCGGTGATGCCGGTATCGGACACCCAGCCGGTCAGGTTGGTGTTGTCCACGTCCATCTCGGAGTTGGCCTGCAGCCGCTCGGGCGCGAACCCGTTGTCGGCGCGGTAGGTGATCACCCCCGCGCCGTCGTCGTAGTGCAGCGGGGCGTCCAGGGTAGTAAACCCCAGCACCGTGCCCGCCCATGCCCCCCGGCACTCGATGCGCAGCAACAGGCACCAGCTGGTGGCGTCCTGCTGCAGGTGCTGCTGCAGCGCGATGGGGATGTTCTTCATCGCCGCACCTCCAGCAGGTCGATATCAGAGGAAGCCACGAAGCTGCCGCCGGATTTGTCGCCGATGGCGAAGGCGTTGTAGTCGTTGTCGAACCGGACCCACACGTCAAACTCGAAGTCGGCGGTATAGGTGCCCACCGGCCAAGCCGTGGCGGGTGTGAAGATGCCAGTGGCGTAATCGAGATCGCCAGTAATCGGTGCGCCATCGCAGTACAGCGCGAACGTTCCCGGCACCGGGGCCTGGATTAGCCGCACGGTTTCCTGCCCGCCGAAGGCGTAGGTCTTGACCAGCTGCAGCGGCTCAGTGGTCCCGGGCGTCGGGTGCTGGATCTCACTGGTGCCGATGTAGTCGTTGTGATCGCGGAACCGGAAGGCATGGAGCCGGCCGGCACAGGCGTGGTAAGCGGCCAGCACCGCATCCCGGGCTTCGGGCAGGAAGTTGCTGTACTGCGCCGAGTAGCGGTGGCGCGGGTACAGCCACTGGCGATTGCGCTGCTCCCGCCCGTTGGCCAGGTTGACGATCAGCGTGTTGTATTCCGGGCCGCCGGAGAACCCGAACGCCACCCGGTGATCAAGGCGTGCATCGATGAACATGATCAGCGGCCCCCGGTCCGTGACATACCGCGCGCCGCTTGCCGGCCCTGCTTGCGGTGGAACTGCTCTTCAGTGGTGCGATCCATCCGGCCCTGAATCGTCGTGTTGAAATACTGGATGGGTGCACGGCCGGCGCCGCCGCCTTCTGCCAACGGGGTGACGTGGCCACCGCGATCACCTGCCATCAACCAGGTGCGACCACCAGCGCTGTACAGCTCCGGGCCCTGCTCGTTGACTTCGTAGAAGCGGCCGGGCTGGGTGGATCCGCCGACGGCGCGACCACCGCCGAACATGGCGCCGAAGATGGATGACATGAACCCGCCCGCCGGGCTGCCTGCACCGGTGGTACCGAAGCCGCCCAGCAGCCGTTCCATCAGGTTTTCAGCGACGATCTGCAGCAAGCGCCGGTGCAGGCTACCCAGCGCATCCATAGCCGCGTCCTTGAAGCTCTTGGCGCCGCTGGCCCAGTCGGTGAGGAAGTTCGCGCCCTCACTGCGGACAGCATCCATCGCGGAGATGACGTCTCGATTGGCCTCACGTGCCTGCTGCAGCTTCTCGGTCGTTTCAATGATCGCCCGGCCCAGCGCCTCCTCCGCGGTGACGCCGGCCCACTTCAGGTTGTTGTAGATCTCCTGCGCCTCGGCCGACATGCCGAGCATCGCGATTTCATCGTTCAGGTCAGCCAGCAGCTGTTGGGCCGACTTCGTGCGGCGCTCATCAAGGCGCGCAAGATCGTCGGCGACCTGCTTCTCGGCGGACATCATGTCCAGCCGCTGCGCGTTGGTGACCAGTAGTTCCTTCTGCGCCGCGGTGAGGTTGGCCATGGAGCCGAGCGTGGTCTGGTAGACCATGCGCGCTTCCTCACCCTCCTTGCCGAACAGCGCGATGCGCTCGTTCTGCTGGTCGATCAGGCTCTGGTAGGACTTGGCCAGCGCCTCGGCCTCGCGCTGCTCGTCGGTCTTGCCGGCCTTGCCAGCTTCCCTCCCCTTACCTCCAGATCCGCCGACAGCGAGCGCCTTCTGCAATCGGGCCTGCAGCTCTGCTGCATGCTTTTCCGCGGCAATCTCACCGGCTGATTTCTTGAAGAACCCGATCGGCTCCTCTTCCTCGCCAGCCATGATGACGCGGGGGGGCTTCGCTGGCCCGCCGCCGAAAGCGTCGTCGACTTGCTTATCCCACCCGGCAGAAGCATCGGCATACAGCGCGGCGGCGCGCTGGAAGTCGCCAGTCATGAACAGCACCGCCGCGTGCGCCTGCGCCATGACCGTGGCGATGGTCTCGCCCACCAGCTTGAACGCGGTGACGACGAACCCGGACATCGCGGCGATCACGCGTAGTCCGTCAGCGATACGGGCCGCTGTGCTACTGACCCCGTTCCCATCCTTCGACAGCTGCACGAAGTTGTCGGTCAGCTTCACCAGATCGGGCAGCAGGTCCGTGGCAACCTGCAGCGCCAGCCCAAGCACGGCGGATTTCAGCCGAGTGAGGTTGTCGTTGAACAACTCTGCCTGCTGACCGGCCGTGGTGGATACATCCAGCCCAAAAATGCGGGCCTCCTCGCCCGCGTCCCGGATGGCCTGACTGCCATCCTTGATCAGCGGGATCATGTCCTGGAAGCTTTTGCCGAAGATCGCAAAGCCGGCAGCCATGATCTCCGGCGAACCCTTCAGCGCGGCGAAGCGGTCGGCGAACTCATACAAGATTTCATTGGACTTGCGCATCTTGCCGCTGGCGTCGGTCACCTTGATGCCCAGCGCCTCGAACATCTTGGCCTGCTCGCCAGTGCCGCTCATCGCCGCGGCCTGCGACTTGGTCAGCTTGCCAAGGGTGGAGGTCAGGGTCTCCATCGACACGTCCGCCAGCCCACCGGCATAGGTGAGGCGTGACATCTCCTCGGTCGGCAGCCCGACCTTCACCGAGGCCTTCGACAGTGCGTCCATGTCGTCGATCGCGGACTTGATCGCGGCGCTGGCCGTGGCAACGCCCGCCGCGATGAACACTCCGACGGCCTTACCCGCCTGCCTCGCCTGGTCCTCGTACTGCTTCAGCTCCGCCTTCCAGCGCTTCGCCTCTTTCTCGACGATGCGGGAGGCACGCCCCATGTCGGATTCGAATTGCGCCATCGCCGCGTCGACGATGATGCTGACCTTGCCCAGTGACATGGGAACTCCTCAAAAAGAATGCCCGCCGAAGCGGGGTCAGGTTTGTGTCGGGCGACGCTCGACGTGGCCGATCATCTGCATCTCTTCCGGCGTGAGCCTCCAGCAGGTGCAGGGGAGCCCCACAGTTCGCGTGGCAGCAGGAAGTCTTGGAAAGAAACGGCCGATACCCCTTGCGGCCGGGTCGCGTTGAACACGCGTGCGGCGATCTGCGCCAGGATCATCTCGATCCGCTGATCCGGCGGAAGCTCTCTATCGACAAAAGCCCGATAGGCGTCCAGCTGCCATGCCGGCCACGTCAGGATTTCCCCCAGCGGCACCTTCAGGTCGAACGAGAGCCGCAGCAGGAAGCGCAGCCAGGGGTCGGCCGTTACTGCTTTTCCGCGCCGGCCTCCTCCAGATCCTTGTTCACGTCATCGGCGTGCTTGGCCAGCTGGGTGACCAGCCAATCCGGCAGCGCCTGAACGTCCTCTACCTTGGCGAAGACCTGATTCCCGTCCTCGGTGACGTTGCAGAACTGCACCAACTGGTGCCTGTTGATCAGCATGTCGCTGATATCCAAGTCCATGGTGTTGTCCGCACCGACCTTCACGCGCTGGCCGCGCGCCAGCTTCACGCGCTCACCACCGGTGATCCGGCGGAAGTAGACATCCTTCGTCTTGCCTTTGTGCTCGACCGTGCGCTTCTGCGGGCCTTCGCCCTCGAGCAGGTCGGCGAAGTAGTCGTTCTGTTTCTGGGACATGGTTCATTTCCTTGCGGACGGGTTCCAGCCGGATGCGCCACGGCGAACAGCGCAGAGCCGGCAGGAACCCGAATGCGGTAGCCGTTCGGGTGAGCCGTTGAGTGGTTGCGGGGTCAGGTCTTCCAGACGCGGGTCATCTCGCCGGAGATGCCGAGCGCGACGTTGGCGGTGACCACTGCGTCCAGGCCGACGGACTGGCGGAATGCCTTCACCGAGGCGAGGAACTTCTGGGAGGTACGGTCGGTGGCCGGCGGCTGTGCCAGGTCCAGACTGCCAAGCACGGCGGTGGCCGCGGCGCCGGAGCCGGCGCCACCCGTGAGGGCGACGGTGGGTGCAGAGGTGTAGCCGGTGCCCGGATTGGTAACGATGATCGCGGTGACCGCGCCGCCAGAAACGATTGCCGTTGCAGCAGCGCCGGTGCCGCCTCCTCCGGAGAATGCAACGGTCGGGGCGGTCGTGTAGCCGGTTCCAGCCGTACCGATGGTGACGCTGCCGACGCCCTTGGTGGCCGTCGGCGCAACGCCCACGCCATCGCTATAGCCGATGACAAACACGCGGCGCGCGTCGGTGCCGGCAAGGGCTTCGAGCTTCTGGTGGGATGCGCCCTTCGGGTCGACATTCACAGTCAGGCCGAGGTCGCCGTTATCCGGCAGGCCCGCCAGCTTCTCGACGGCCACCGAATCCAGGTTGGTGGTGATGATGTCGTTGGACTGCTTGCCGAAGTCGCCGTAGCCGGTGATGTTGCCGATCTTCAGCACTTCACTGCCGGGGGCTGCATCCGGATCGAGCATGTACAGCTCGGTGCCCTGGGTGCGGAGTTCATTGCTCATTGTTGGAACCCTCATGAAACCCCGGAAGCGGGGCACAAAAAAGCCCGCCGGGTGGCGGGCCGCATACGCTCTGTGAGCGATTCGGTTATCGGTTGATGTGGAAATGCCAGTCGCTGAAGTGGACGAACAACCTGGTCTCTGTGTCTTGCTCGGGGCCGTCGGCGATCAGACAGTGGCCGTCTAGCTCCAGCGCGTCGCGCACCAGCTCGGCGATCTTCCGGCACTGGCCCTCGGTCTCGGCCATCACCTTCACAGTCGGCCGGAACGTGTCGATGCCTGGCCGGCCCGCGACGTAGTTCTGGGGCGTGGTGGCGATCTCCTGGATCGTGATGTACGGCGCCACGGCGTTCTCAGCGGCGATGCCGCTCTTGTAGATGCTGGCGGCCGGCACGAGCGCCAAAAGCGCAGGGGTCGCCGCCAGCAGCATGTAGACCGGGGATTCCATAGCCATCAGCGGCCCACCTTCTTCTCTGCCATCTCCACCGCGCGCAGGAACGCATCACGGAACGCGCGCACCGCCTGCTCGCCCTTCGCCTCCAGCGCCGGCCGCAGGAACGGCTTGGCCTGCATCTTCACGGTGCCAAGCTCCAGAAAGCGCCCATAGAACACCTTTCCGGCGGTGCGGACCCTCTGACCGGCCCGGCGCGCCCGGCGGTTGCGGACGTTGTCGGCGAGCCGCCGTGTGCCGCCCTTCATGCCCACGTCATAGCGCTCGGTCACGCCGGCCGCCTTGGGATTCGAATGCCGCTTCGTGACGATGTTGTCGCGCAGGGCGCCTGACCGAACGGCAACGCGCGCCTGCGCCTCGGAGCGGATCACCTTCGCCGCTTGCATCAGCGCATACCGCAGCGGCCCACCACCCTTGGAGCCGAGCGCCGGTGGCAGCGCGCGCAGGCGGTCGCCAATTTCCTTCAACCCGCGGATCTCAGCCATCGTTTACCCCAGCGCCCACCAGTAGCGTCATCATCCGGCGCGCGGTGGCGTCGACAATCGGCGGCGCCTTGATGCTCCAGACCAGGCCATCCCAGGCCACCCGCATTTCAGCGGTGATGCCGCAGATAGCGCAGCTCGAAGCGGCCAACCGTCTCGGCCCGGATGGACTCGGCGGCCAGGAACTCGCGGCCGGGCCCGCCGGTGAAGCTGGCCGGCACATCCGCGTGGACCTCGACCCACGACCATTCGCGGTCACCATTGGGCGCGACGACCAGCTGTCGCTCTTGGATCGCGATGCGATGGCGAAGCCGGCCGGATTTCATGGGAATACCTTGCGGAACGGGAACAGGAGGTTGTCCACCGTTGGGTTACCGATCAGCGGCCCGGCCGTCTGCGCCTCCCGGTTCTCGAACAGATCGCCAACCATCAGCAGCAGTGCGGAGCGGATTGCTGCCGGCACATCCGCTGGCGCGGTGCCGTACCCAGCCGTGAACCGAACCCGCACCGCACCAGACTCAGCGCGCGTGGACGGCCAAGTCGTGCCGAATGCGGGCAGCAGGCGGCCGTTCTCGCCCGCATCGACCTTGTAGGCAGACGACGAGAGTGTCTGCTCCGCGCCTGCCGGATCGATGTACGTCACCGACGTGACCGCCTTGAGCGGTGGGAGCGGCAGGCTGATCGCCGCGCCCCCGAAGGAGTCCAGCGACAGTTCCCACTCCTGCTCGACGAGCGCCCGACCCAATACGCCGGTCACCCCATCCAGGTGCGACACGGCGCCGGCGATCATGCCGGCCAGCTTGGAATCGTGGCCGGAGCCGAACAGCTCGAGGTGATCGCGGGCTTCACCGACCGTGATCGGTGTGGCGCTCGGCGGTGAAATCTGGCGCAGACGCATAGTCATCTCCAAAGCACTGACGACAGGGGCCGGATATCCGGCCCCTGCGATCAATCCTCTGCGGAATCCTTCAGGGACTCGGCGTACTTCACCGCGGCGGGATCAGCGTCCAGCACGCCGGGATTCCCATTCAGGGTTTCAGAATCGACGGTGATCACGTCGTTCGGCTGGCGGGATTCCCCATCGATCACGCCGGCCACCAGCACTCGCGCCTTGACCTTCTTGCCACCTTTCGGCGGCGGTGGGGGCGGCGGTGGGCTCCCGGCATCGCCTTCAGCCTTCAGGGCGTCGACGCTCTTCTGGAGCATTTCATCACGCTGCTCGGCCTCAAGCTTGTTCCAGTCCTCGGCAGACAGGCCGGAGGCGGCATGCGCGTATGCGACAAGGTTGCCGAGGGGAATGGCCCGGCCCTCCGCCAGTTCCACTGTGGCGGGGAAGCTGTCGGACCCATTGAGTACCACTGCGGGGGCGCTGTTCGCCGCGCTGTTCTTCTTGGACATAGCCGTTTCCTCTATCAACGAAGGGGCGCCCGGCCGAAACCGGGCGCCGCACATGCCTGTGATCAGGCGATGGCCGCGATCAGGTCGCGGAGTTCTGGTAGTACTTGACGGTGGCGCCCGACGTATCGAGCAGATTGCCGCCGGCGCGCTGCCAGGCCAGGAAGCCGACCTGCCCCTTCTTGGTGTAGGCCGAGTCGGTGAAGCGGAACAGCGTGGCTGCCATCACGTCGCGGATGCGGTAGTTCGACAGGCGACCGAACAGGATCGACTTCGCGTTCGCCGCCATCACCGCGACATCCTGGTTGACGGTGATCGGGCGGTTCAGCACGGTGGCCGGGGCGGAACCAAAGTCCGGCACGAAAATCGGGCGGCCTTCCAGATCCTTCAGCTTGCGCAGCACCTTCACGGATGCGTCGTTCATCATGAAGCCGACGCCCGGCGCGTTGCGATAGGCGGGATCCACCGCATGTTCCAGATCCACCAGGTCGTCGTAGGTGACGGTGGCGGTCTGCCCGGTCGCGCCCACCTTACCGGAGGAGGAGGCGGTCACGATGCCGCGCGGCTGGGCGGTGCCGGTGCCGGTGGTGAAGTACGTGTTCTGGATGCGGGCCAGACGCTCGGCCAGCAGGTCCACCACGATCGAATCGATGTCCAGCTGCGAGTCCTGCAGCAGCTCCAGCGGCACGGTAACCACCTTGGAGCTGAACTTGTAGGTGTTCAGCGCCACCGTGCCGAAGGCCGGATCCTGGTCAGCCGCCGACGTGTTCTCGGCCACCAGCTCACCGGTGTTGCCAGTGTCGTCCATCGCCGGCCAGTTCATCGGGTTGCCCTGGGTGGTCGCAAGGGGGGTCGCCACATCACGCATCCCGCCGAAGGCCTTCATGGCCTTGATCAGCTCGGCAGCCACCGACGACTCCACCGAATAGCCACCCTCAGCCGGCGTGGAGGTGGACATGGTGTTGCGGACGGTCTGCCATTCCTCGGCCGACAAGGCGTTGTCGCCGCCGCGCAGCCACTTGTTCAGCAGGGCATTGCGGACTTCCTTGCCATCGACCTTGTCGACGATCTCGATGCCCAAGTCGCGGGCGCTACGCTCGACGTCCAGTGCATTGACCTTCTCCAGGCGGTCGATCTCGGCCTCGATGCGGCCGATTTCTTCCATGTTGGCGTCGTAGGTAGTCTGGTGTTCCGGCTTCCAGTTGGCGCCGGTGTTGTTCTCCAGCAGATTGCGGGTGTCCTTCGCCAGAGCGGAACGGCGCTCCCGCAGAGCCTGAATCGACTTGCTCATTGTGTTTTCCTCGTGGGCATAAAAAAGCCGCCTTTCGGCGGCAGGGTTACGCGCGGGAGCGGTTCCTACGCGGATTTCTTCTTTTCGTGCACGGCCAGCGCGCGAAAGCGGTGCGCGTGCGCCAAGTCCTGATCCGATTCTTCCTGGCTGCCGACCACCTCGGGCACTGCCTCGGGCTGCAGCTCAGCCGGCGGGCGGTCGTAGGCCGACAGGTTCCAAGTGCGGGCCTTCGCGGTTCCGGACTCACTGCCCCCGGCAATCCTGTTGGCGAAGCCGTGTTCCACTGCCTCGGCCGCGGTGAAGTAGGTCTCGTCGTCCATCCACTGCTCTACCTGGCTACGCTCGGCATTCACCTTGCCCATGTAGTCGTCGACGATGGACCCGTCCACCTTTTCCAGCAGGTCGGCGGTTTCGCGCAGGTCGTGGCGATTGCCAAGGGCGAAGGTCCACCCGTTGTGGATCATCACGAAGGCGCCCTGCGTGATCTCGATCTCGTCGCCATGCATGGCGATGAAGGAGGCAGCCGAGGCGGCGATCCCGTCGATATGGACAATGATCCTGCCTCGTGTTTCTTCAGCGCCGCCACCATGGCGCGACCCTCGAACACATCACCGCCGGGCGAGTTGATATGCAGATGGATGGTCTTACCGTTCAGCGGAGCCAGGTCGCGGGCGAACTGCTTGGCGGTCACGCCGCCATCGGTCCACCAGTCATAGCCGATGATGTCGTACAGGTAGACGGCGACCTCGTTGGAGTCCTCCCGGGCCTCGATCCGGTACTCGCGCGGCGCGTTGCGGTTAAGCGCCTGCAGCCGGAGCAGTCGGTTCATCATCTTGTTCATCAGGCTTTTCCTTGTCATCCGGCTTCTTTGCTGCTGCCGTGGGTTTGAACAGCACGTCACCACCGGGGACCGGCGGCAGGTTCTTCAGGGCGCGCACTTCGTTGACCGTCATCCAGCCCTGCGCGCCCGGCCCGCCAAGCGCCTTGCCGAAGTACTCGGCCTGCGACTTGGAGTCGCCTTCCAGCTGGCCGTCGACGTTGAACTCGACGAAGAATCGGTCCAGCCGCGGGAACAGCTTCCGGTTCAGCTCCTGCGCATATCGGTGCAGGTGCGGGCGCAGCGCATAGCGGACGAACCCCTGAGACATCTGCTCGATGCCGCTGCCCCAGCTGGTGCTGGCGGTCGTTTCACCTATCATGTGCGGCGGAACGCCGATCGCCCGGGCAATATCCACCACCTGAAACCGGCGCGACTCCAGCAGCTGCGCATCGGCCGCCGTCATCGACAGCTCCTGCACCTCAAGGCCTTCGGTCAGAATCAGCGGGATCTTGCTGTGACCCTGGCCGCTGCCGTACTTGGCGACCCATGCATCACGGAACTCCCCCTGCTGCTGAAGGCTCATCGCCTTCGGCGCTTTGACTGCGTACTGGATCGACGCACCACCGCCGAACGTCAGCGCGGCGTGTTCATCTGCCTTCAGTGCAATGCCGATGGCCTGCCGGGCGCCCAGGGCGATGACCGACGGAGAACAGGTGCCGTTGAAGCCGAAGTTCGGGAAGTGCAGAACGTCGTCCTGGTCGGCAACGAAATAACCGGTGCTGCCATCGGCCATTTGATCGTGGATCTTGTAGAGCAGGCGCTGGCCGCTGCGGGTGATCTCGACGTTGTCGCGCGGCACCGGAATCACGTTCGTCACCGCCGGCGAGTACTTGTGCGCGCGCACCAGGTAGGCGATTCCGTCCCCGCGCAGTAGGGTCTGGGACATGATGAACTCCCAGAAGGTGGCAGCGCTGAAGCGCTCGCACGGCTGCTCATTGAACAGCCACCAGTAGTCGTGATCGCCAGCCTTCTCCCGGCCGCGCCGGCCATCCTCTCCGACCGTCTTCCGGTAGAAACTGCACGGAGTGGTGGCGATCGCACCGGCCAGCAAGCGCACGCCCGCATAGACGGCGGCCACCTTCATGGCCGTCCGCTCGTTGACGACGGCGCCGGAGTCCGTGGCGCTGGCGCCGAAGATCTGGCCCATCCGGATGGCATCGGACGATGGAACGTCCTGGTATTCAACCAGCGCGCGCACCCCGGCAGCCACATGCGCCGCGCGATCCATGGCAAGCGCAGCACCGAGGCGCTCGCGGGCGATTTGTGCGGTCAAAGTGATACTCCCGTCAGAGCGCAACAAAGCCCTGTTGAATGGATTCCGGTTCGGCCTCGCCGCCGCTGACGCCGATGGCCATCAGCAGCGCGACGATGTCGTCGATCTTTTCCGGCGACCGCTTCTTGTCGGGCGCCATGTTCAAGTTCTGATCTCGCCGCGCCACCAGATTCGCAGCACACCAGGTCAATACCGGATCGCCACCGTGGGTCAGCTGCCCGCCGATGTAGGCCCGTTCGAGATCCTGCATGGCCGGGTGGAACGACTTCGGCCCCTGCACGAACTCGATCATCGGCACATCTTCGGCAACCAACCGGTTCACCAAGTCCGAGGCATTCCAGCTGTCGTAGCCGATCGCCTGGATGTTGAAGCGCTCCCGCGCCTCCAGCACCGCGGCCTCGATCACCGCGTAGTCGGTCACCTCACCTTCGGTCTGCTCGATGTGCCCGGCAGCAACCCAGCCCGCATACGGCACGGTTCCGCGCTCGGTGCGCTGCGCCACCGCTGCAGCAGGAACCCAGCGCCTGCCCCACGTCAGTATCCGGTCGTCCAGCTTCCAGATCAGACGGAACGCCGTGAGATCGCGGGTGCTGGCGAGGTCGAGCCCGCCCCAGCACGGAACGTCGAGCAGCTCCTCGAGATCCACTGCACCATCGCAGGCCTTCCACTTCGGCAGCAGGATCCAGCCGCCAGCTACTGCCGCCGGCCGGTTCAGCCGTTTGATCTGGAACTCGGCCAGCTTCGACGGCATCGCCTTCGCCTCGACCGCCTCCTTCCGGATCGCTGCGATCAGATGCGGGTTGCAGTCCGCCAGCGGATTCGCCTTTCGCCACGCCGACTCCGCGAAGTCGCCGTCCTCCTCGTCGACTGCGAAGAACACCGCCAGGAAGTGGTCGGCCGTGTCGCCGAACACGCCCTGCAGGAGCTGCTTGGCGAACTGCCGCATCTCGCCCCACGGGCCGGCGTTGGTGTAGCCCTCCGTCGTGGTGTAGAGGAACAGCGGATTGCTACGCGCGCCGGCTGCTGAGGTCAGCACGTTCAACAGGTCCGGCGTCTTGTGTGCGTGGATCTCGTCCAGGCCCACATGCGACGGGTTCAAGCCGTCTTGTGTCGACGCCTTTGCGTGAATCGGTTTGAAGCTGGCCCCGGTCTCGAACCGCGCGATCGACTTGGCGAACGTCTCCAGCCCGAAGGCCTCGCGCAGGTCGGCGGTCTTTTCGACCATCCGTTTCGCCACGTTGAAGATGATCGACGCCTGGGGGAACGTGGTCGCGGCGCTGATCACCTGCGCCCCTTCCTCTGGCTCGCAGCACTCGCAGTACAGCAGGATGCCCGCCGACAGCGTGGACTTGGCGTTCTTGCGCGCTACTGCAAACAATGCCGAGCTGAAGCGCCGCGGGTAGAACTTCGAACCATCGGCCAGCGTGGTCGCGCCGGTCGACTTGCGGAACCCGAACAGCTGGACAACGAAGAAGACGTGGGACGGGTGCAGGACGATGTCTGGCTTTTCCCACTTCCCCTCGACGTGCGGCAGTCGCTCCAGGAACCGGCACGGATCCGCCGCGTGCCATTCGTCGAAGTGGAACGGTGCCCCGCGCTTCTTTGCCCGCTTCAGGTCATCGAGGAACCGCTTGGCGCCGAGCCGAAGCAGCTTCCCGAACTCCCGCCCCTTCTTGTCCGCTACCGCCCGCCGCGCATAGTCGACCGCGATGGCGACATAGTCCCGCTCCTCCCCTTCAGCGCTTCCCGACCCCGGTGAACTTGTTCCCCGGTTTCGTCGTGTCGCCATTGGGCTTTACCTTTCCTTGCGCAACCGGCGTCAGGCCGAAGTCATTCATCAGCCCGCGAAGCTGCGCCACCATGGACGCGACCGGAGCCAAGCCGGCGGCATACATCTGCACCACATTCCCATGCAGGGCGCACAACTGGCCAAGCGCCGAAATACCGGCCTCGGTCAGCAGCTTGTTCGCATGGAGGATCGGAGCCAGCCGGTCCCACTCCTTGATCGCGTGAGCGTTCGGCAGCCAATCCGGCGCCGGCGGGATCTCTTCCACCAAGGGCAAATCGACAGCCGCCGACCCTTCGCGATCCGGCCGGTCCGTCCCGGCAACGATCTTCAGGTTTGAGGGCTTGCGTGGGTTTGCCATGGTCCTACCTGCGGGGTCTCGCTACCTCTGAAAAATCGAATTTTCCCAACTGACGGTGCAAATAAATGGCTGGGCGCACGTGTCGAGAAGGGGCCGCTCCAGAGTTTTGACCTCCCCCCCCTGCTCATCTCAGCCGGTCGTTCCATCCATGTATCGGTGGGCGGCGGGCAGATGGATCTGGCCGTCATCAGCAGTCGTCACATCGATCATCTGGTCCTGCTCGCGGTCCTCGATCAGAACGCCGGTCAGGCCCTGCACCACCAGCGTCAGCTCCTGCACGGCGGCGGTCAGCTCCCGGACGACCTGGGCATCTGCCGGAACTCCGGTTGGGCAATTCGCAGTCCATGTGATGTTCATGCCCCACCTACCTTCACACCAGCAATCCGGCACAGTGCGCGCCGCCACCACTTAGGGCGTGGGCATATAACGTCAGCCACGACCCCGGACAGCTCACCCAAGCGGGGGAGGCAGTGAATCTCAGCGCGCCACACGTCGCCTGGTTCGCACGACAGCGAAAGTCGCGTGATGCCCTGCAGCTCCGAGCCATCAGCAAGCACAACCCTTGTCCCACTCGCCAGCGAGGGATTCCCTGGCTTGCTGTCTGGGGGAATGATCGTTACCAGATTCATGCCTTCACCTTCCTGTTCCCGAATCCACCGTCCTCTGCTGCGGTCTTCCTGCTGTGGCATGGAGCGCACAGGGGCTGCAGGTTGGTCATGTCGTTGTTGCTCGGATCACCATTGATATGGTCGACGTGGTTTGCACCGCGGGTGTAACCCTTGCTGGCGCAGATCCTGCACAGCGGCTCATCAGCCAGGATCGCGGCCCGAAGCCGGCGCCATGCCGCACTGTTCGTAGGTAGCGTGCGCTTGGCCTGCCGGTCCACCTGCGGCGGCGTGTGCCGCCTGGTTGCCGGGGCCGAGGGCCGGTGCTTCTGCGGGGCGGCCGGCATCAGAACTCCTCCACATCCCAGCCGCCACCTTCCTTCTTGGCCTTCACCCGAACGGCGATGAAGCGGAATGGATACTGGGCCGCGGCGATCTTGATCTTGGCCCTGGCATCGTCCTGCCAGAACCCTTTGACCTCGTGCATCTCCATCACCCCGTCGGCGGCCATAACAGCGAAGTCCGGGGTATAGAACGTGCTGTCGGCGAGGCGCAGCTTGATGCCCTCGAACCGGTGCCATTGGATCTCGCCAGCATGCTCCAGCGCGCGCAGCCGGTCGGCATACGCGGCCTCTGTCCGGTTCATCTGGCCGGCCTTCAGGCGCCCAAGCGCCAGATGCCCACCGCTCTTGCTCCGCCTCATCACCGCCGCTTCGGCCATGACCAGGTACCCGGAATCAGATCTGCACCGGACGAACAGCGACAAGTCACCCAGTGATCGTCATTGCCATCCAGCAGCACCTTCAGATTCACGCGCCCATCGTCGAGGACCCGCACGATAACCGCCGGGCAGCCATCACCAGCGGCGACACAGCTCCCCTCATGGACCTGCACTCCAGGAGTCAGCCGCTCATCGATCAGCGCGTCCTGCTGTTCGGCCTTGCCTATCCGCCGCGCATTGATGATTCGTGCGTCGAGCTCACTGAGGCTGTAGAGCACCATTCGGCCAACCCGAGCAACGCGCGCCCTCACTGCCGGTCACCTGCGATCACGGCCTGGCAGGCCCGGAGCTGATCGTCCGCGTCTCGGCCGATTCGAACAATTCGCCCCGCAGCCTCTGCTCGTACTGCGGCTGCCGCATCACGTTCGACGGTGCTGGCGACGGCTTCGGACAGTAGTCGGGTCTCACAGCCGGCCCACTCTTGCCGCAGGCGGACATTGCCAGCACGCAGGTCAGCAACAACAGCAGCAGGGACGGCCGCGGCCGCTTCCCGGTCTTCTTCATGCTTTGCTCCGATATCGGCCATTGCCTGGCCTTGGGATTGCTCGATGGCCCGGGCGCCCTGCACTGCCTCGACCTGCTCCACCAGCTGCTTCACTTCCTGCCGGCTCTCGGCCAGATCGGCGGAGCGGTCGCGCCACTCGCGGCCAACCAGGCAGCCCAGCAGGAACAGGCCGATGCAGGCGAGGATGTGGGCGCGGGTGATCACTGGGGCACCTCGATGTTGTGCCGGCGCAGCTCAGACTCCAGCCGCTGTATCCGCAAGGTCAGCTCGTAGACCTTGGATTCCGCATCCCGGCGCGCCTTGCGCTCTTCGTCCAGTCCTTGCTCCAGCGCCACAAGTCGCTGCTCCTGCGCGTTGATGCGGTCACCCTGCTGATTCACCAAAGCGTCGTAGGACTTGCCGTCGGTGCTGATGAATCGGTCCCAGAGGAACTTGCCCAGCAGCGCGATACCGCCGCCCACTGCCACATCGGAGCCGGTCATATCGATCACTCGCCAACCTCGCCGCCTGCGAACACCTTCGCTTCATCGGCCCGGCGATTCACCAGCCCCTGCATGCGCTTGCCAGAGGCCAGTGTCCAGACGCCGAACTGCTTGCCGGCCGCCTCGGTCTTGCCCTCGTTGAACAGGCGCAGCAGCGTGGAACCCTCGAAGCGTTTGAGCCCGATGTTGAAGGCCAGCGAGGCCATAGCACCCAACTGCTTGTCCGTGGCCGGGCGCTTGAGCATGCGGCGCACGCCGTCCACGAACCGATTCACGTCCTGCTCCAGACGCTGCTCCGCCTGCTGCTGCGTCCACACGGTGCCGCGGCGAATGCCGGGGCCGGTAGCGCCATAGCCGATGGTCCACGGATCACCGCCGCTGGCAGGATCAGGGTACGCGGTCAGGCGGCAGCCCTCCCACTTCCGCACGACGGCGGCTGCGTTGTCGTATGCGGACATGGTTGCTCCAAGTAATAGGCGCCCGTCACCGCAGCCGGCTGGCTCGATGATTGGTCCGGATCGGGGGACGGGCGGAAACGAAGAAGCCCCGGCTTTCGGCCAGGGCTTTGGTGACAATTATTGACGGTCGCAGATTTCGACCATTTGGTGACGTCACTTTCAACTAAGAACTATGGGATCAACTTTTCCGCGTGCCCCCTCATGATCACATACGGTCTCATGAGTGGGTTTACAAAGCGATACCGGAATTTTCGCTCTGTTCCGATGCGAGTAATAACTGGGCCGCGCCCCTCCTCACTGAACTCTTTGAGGTGACGCGCGTAGTTCGGAATGTCCAGTGGACGTTTGGCAATAGCAGTCACCGGCGCACGCACAGCAGCCGCAGTAAAATATCCCATCTCGTCAACTTCAGCGATTGCGCATGCCAACAACACCTGTTTATAGATGTTTCCTGGCTGCTGACTCTTGATCGCGACGTAATAGGCCGTTTTGATCGACTCTTGCCACTGATCCAGTGACTTGAGAATTCCTTCATCGGCATGCGCACGCCGAACAAGCGGAGAATTGTCAAAAACTGCCGTCTTCGTGGCATTCAGAGCGAGCAGGTGGGCTATGTATGGCAACCCTTGGGACAGATTGCGCATATGGGCTTTGGCAGAGTCCTCGATTGCCATTCCTAGCCTTGCCATGCCCTTATCAAAGATCTGGTCGATTTCAGCATCTGTCATTCGCGGCATTGGAATTTGGACCAAAGCACGCTCAATGGATAGGTGGCCCTCAATCAGCTCCGATATGGATTCAGCAACACCGATCAAAAGTATCGACGCACTGACTCCAAAATCCGATAGACCCTTGATCGTATCGGCGACCAATGCCTGGACCGACTTGCTTTCAATTCGATCGAACTCGTCAAGAACAATTAGAACTGGCCTAACTGCGCTTAGTTGTGCAAGAACTCGGCGGACATCATCCGGCTGCACTT